CCTGAAGTATATAACACATATAAAGATCAATGTGTTGAATATGAAAAAATATTAGGATGTAGTAATCCTATATTGCGTGATAACGGTGATCACTTCATCTGTATCGGCACTAAGCATGTCATCATATACAATCTTCCTAGCGAAGATGTCGATTGGAATCAGTATGCGAATACGTTTGACTTTTATTTTACGAGTCCTCCTTATTTTGAGACTGAGCGTTATGCCAGTAATAATAGTTCAACACAGAGTTGGAGCCGCTATCCGACCTTTGAGAGTTGGAAGCATGACTTCTTTTTCAAAGTAAATCGCATGGTATGGGACACATTGACCGACGATGGATATATGATGATCAATATCATTGAACCAAGAACTAACAAAGGTGTGAGATTGAACCTATGTGATGACATGGTAGATGATATACTGACTTATAATAATGCATACTATCTTGGCAAGATAGGTATGCGTATGCAGGCTCGACCACATGCTATTGTCAATGCTAGTAAAAATAGCATATTTGTAGAGCCTATATGGGTCTTTAGAAAGAACGACCAGTCATACCCGATAAATACTAATAGTTTGATAGAGTTTATATGATAGATATTAAAGAGTTAGTTTATAAAGCGTTATTCGCCCTTTTAGCATCTTATGTGGGTTATAAGTTATTATTAGAGGTGTGGTGTGTTGCTTATGGACTTATATATTAAAGATTTGTAGAGAATGAAATATCACGTTCGATTTAATACTAAACACGGTGATTCCGATCTAGTATGGAGAGTTTTTGAAAATGGTGTTGAGCACCTTGTCAAAAATTTCGAAATCAGAGTTCCCATGTACGGGGAGTCTACTATGGAAAACGGTGTAGTAAAATGGAATGTGGCGTGTGAAGGTATTATGCGTATCGAAGATGGTATTGCATATATAGAGTGAAGATATTGCTGTATGAAGTGAGCCGAAAGGCATTCTGGACGCGGGTTCGATTCCCGCCCGGTCCACCATAAAGGGATTATATGAATGACGACATAGTAAAATGGTTATTTGGTCTAGGTGTGATTTTATTAGTTTTTGCAATAGTACTTTTATGATGGGCCGGACATGGTTTCGACAGGGTGAAGAGTAAGTAAGTGGACAGCTCGGCAAAGCAGAAGCCGTTAGGGTTGGGGGAACTCGGCCGTAGAAGCAAACAAAGTAAACGCAAACGATAGCGTATATGCTCTAGCCGCTTGAGGCTAAGCCGGGGTTGACAACCTTGTAACCAATAGTCGGGAAAGGCCTTTAGGGGCCTTTCTTTTTAACTAAATACATGCATGGACATAAAAGAACTTGAATCATTTAGACTTGCTGATGCAGTGAAATTTCACAGCGAACTTAACCCTAAACTTTGGATCGGGGACGACTTAGATCCGGTAGTCTATGACAAACTCATGGCTATGGCTGAAGACTTCATGTCCGAACTAGGTATAGGAAAACTCAAGGTAGAGGATATTACTATAAGCGGTAGTAACGCGGCCTACTCATACACTCCGCATAGCGACATAGACCTGCATATACTTGTAGACATGGATAAACTATCTAATGATGAGGTTTATCGTGAGTTGTTCAATGCGAAAAAGAATGAATACAATAATTCACATGATCTAAAAATACGTGGTATACCCGTAGAATTATATGTTCAGGATAGTGAACAACCGCATCATAGTCTAGGTGAATATAGTTTACTTAAGAAAGATTGGACTAGAGTTCCTGTCAGACGTAAAGCCAACTTTGATCAAGACAGGACCAGAGCAAAGTATGAGAAACTAGGTGAGTTGATCGAATTAGCATTAAAGACTAAAAGCCTAAAAGACGTAGAGCGTGTACTAGATATCATTAAGAGATATCGCAAATCAGGATTAGATCAAACGGGTGAATTTGGTCCTGAGAATCTAGCGTTCAAAGCAATAAGAAAACACGGCTTGTTTAAAGCACTATGGGATTTGAAACAAGAATTACATAGCAAGGAGTTAAGCCTCGCATACAATGTAGGTGAAGCAAGAAGTAATCCAGAACAAAATGTCAAGGCAGAGTCAGGTATGAAAGAGTTAGAGGATATTGCTAAAACTATTGATGATCCTGAGAACTGGGCTATCAGTATGACTAGTGAGCCTAAGTTAGGTATCAACCCGCAAGTAGGCATTAGTGAAGACACACCTAAAGGTGTATACTTCTATCCATTGAATTATGTGTTGGGCATGATTAAAAGCCGCAGACCTTTACCATGGGGCAATGACTATCCTTATATTCAGTTGTTTCAATATGACCGTTCAGGTGAAATGACAGAACAAACAAAAGTTGACCCTGCTAAACTAAAACAAGCATTACTTCAGTATTGTCCAGAAGAAGTAATTCAACAAGCAATTGATGACCCAGAATACGATGGTACGCCATATTGGTTCATTTATGATTGTTTAAGCAGACTAGACAAAGGTGACGAAACTACTATCATTCGTTGGAATAAAGTATTGCGTGAATTAGGTTTTACTAGCGTATTTGATCCGGGCAATGGATGGATTGCTTATAATGAACCAACGCAAGGTGTTATATTAGATCCAAGAATCATCAAACAACATAAGACCATTGCTAATCGTAAAGAATCAAAAGTAGTTACACCTGCTCGTATTGCTCAGTGGCTATTTGATGAAATAGATATGGAATTGACCAGCAATAGAATATGGCAAAAGTATGATCCAGATGGCAGTAAAGTTAGACAGAAGTGCAAGGAATATGCCGCCGGCCCTGATTTCAAACCATTCATTGGTAAAAAATACAGTCAAGAATTAGAAGATAAAATAAAATCCTATAGAACAAGAGGGGCAAGAGAATTGTCAGATGTTGCCTTTGAATGGTATAAAGCACAACAGCAAGTTAATGAAGCATTTGACCAACCCTATAGACTTAAGTGGGAAGCAGGTGATTACGGTGATGTTGACGCATATGCTAAATTAGATGATGGCACTTATCTAAGTATCATGTTCAACAAGGGATATAACCAAGACAAAGAAGAAGCATGGAATGTTGAGTTCTTTAGAAACAATAGCCAAGAAGTAACAGGTGAAGGTGATCAACAGCGTGTATTTGCTACTGTACTAAGTGCAATTCAAAAATTCATTAAAAAGTATAAACCTAACAAAGTAATCTTTTCAGCGAGCAAAGAAGTGGATGATGGTCAGAAATCACAAAGCAGAGCAAGACTATATGACAGTTTAGTACAGCGTTATGCAAGGGCATGGGGTTTCCGTGCTTTCCGTGCTGATGCGGGTAACAAGGTTATATATGAATTAAGTAAGATAAAGAAAGATGTAGCAGAAGATTCTAGTAACAATATCCCAACCATTGGGATCAATGTAAGAAGTGACGGTGACATTGATTATGCTAGTTTGATAGTTGACGGGAAAAAGAAATACGAATCTAGAAAAACTGACAGTCTTAGACCATACGTGGGTAAAACAGTTGGAATTGTTAGAACTGGCAATGGCCCTGCAGTTGCGATTGGACAAGTGACTATAGGTGAACCCATAGTAGTAGATGCAGAAAAGTTCAATAGACTTAGAAAACAACATCTAGTCCCACAAGGTAGTAAATTCGATATTGATAGTGATGGTACAAAATATCTGTATCCAATGATTAATCCAGTGCGATGGGATAATGAAAAACCAATAAAAAATAAAGGTATCGTTTCTAGAAAAATGCAAGAGCAAGGTGTGGTAGAAGCAAGCGGTTATATCCCTAGCAAAAAAGAAAAAAATGATCCGCGCTTCAAAACAGCACTAACTATAGATGTGAAGCCTGATAGTATCAAAAAGAACGCAAAAGCGTTTAGTTGGCTCACAAGCAGAGCAGGCATTCCGCCTCAAGCAAAAACAAACGGCAAAGTTTAACAAAGGATAATCATGACCGCACAAAGAATACTAATCATGGGTCTACCAGGATCAGGTAAGACATATCTAGCACAACACATACTGGAACATTTAGAAGATTCATATAAAATAAACGAACTATCTCTAACACCAGTTACTAAGACAAAGGTAGGTTGGTTAAATGCTGATGATGTTAGAAAGAAATATAACGATTGGGACTTCAGCCACGAAGGGCGAATCAGACAAAGTTTGCGTATGCGTGAACTAGCAGATTCAATGACAGAATATGATTATGTTATCTGTGACTTTGTTGCTCCATTAGTTGAAATGCGTAACAACTTCAAGGCAGATTGGACAGTATGGGTTGATACGATTGACAAGGGTCGTTTTGATGACACTAACAAAGCATTCATACCGCCAGATGTTTATGATTTTAGAATCACTGAACAGAAAGCAGAAAAATGGGGAGAGTTTATTGCCGCACACATTATAGACAATAGACGTAGGCCAACATTCGATTGGCAAAAAGAAACAGTACAAATGTTAGGTCGTTGGCAACCATGGCACGCAGGCCATCGTAAATTATTTGAACGTGCTATCGCTAAGACAGGTCAAGTAGTTATACAGATACGTGACTGTCAAGGTTGGCAGGGTTCCAATCCATTTGCAATTGACCAAGTAAAGAGTTATATTAAGCGCGACTTGGATATGCTATATCAAGGTCAATATGAAATACAAATTGTTCCAAATATTGTGAACATCACATATGGACGTGACGTAGGTTACAAGATTGAGCAAGAGACATTCGATGATGCTACACATTCAATCAGCGCAACAAAAATCCGCAAGGAGATGGGACTTAAGTGATATGGAGCGCCGCTTTCAAACGGCACTTGAAGCCGGTAAAGTTGTAGATCAACTGCGCCGGCAACTTAAGACTATCAACTACAATAGCGACCTAAGAAAATTTCTCAAGAACATAGAAGATCAGGTAGCAGAATTAAGTAGCGCAGAGGTTGTAGCCCGTCAATCTCACAAGTCTAGTCTAGTAGAACGACCTTTAGAAAATCTACATAAATCCATAGACTATTTGGAAAAACTGATACTTATTGCTAAGTTATCAGAGTAAAAACCCTATATAAATCAACAACTTACGATGCCTTAAAAAAGGCTTGACATTTGCATCGATTGGGTTCATAATATACATATAGTCGATTCACGGAGCAATAAATGGCTAAGACGATCAGTATCAAAGTTTTCGCAGACCCGGGCCATGCTTGGGCACGTTTCCCAAAATCACGCCTTACTACACTTGGTATCGCGGATAAGATTTCAACATATAGTTATCAAAATGGGTCAAATGCTTTCCTCGAGGAAGACTGTGACCTCTCAATATTGATTACTGCATTGCGTGATCGTGGCTATGAAATCAAGTTTAACGAAAGCCACACAAATCGGCAAAGTAAAATTCGTAGTTATGACTACTACAAGGCTTGACATTTGTTTTTCAATCGTGTAAGATACACATATTGTTTATTTAAGGAGACTCTCACATGGCTATTTCTGACAATCTGACAGTTACATCTGTTCAAGCCCGCAAGGCAATTCTCAAAGCGTTTAAATCTAAGCGCCCGATCTTTCTTTGGGGCCCGCCCGGCATCGGTAAAAGTGAAGTTGTAGCAGAAGTTACGGCAGAACTAGGCGGTCATATGATTGACTTGCG